GGACGACAAGGAGATCAAGTTCCCAGCCGCAGATGTTAGCTTCGAGCTAACCACTGAAGCTCTTGCTGATGTTATGAAGGCACTCGGTGTTCTTCGTCAGCCAGAGATCGCGGTTGTCGGCGATGGTGAAACTATCACCCTCCAGACGGTTAATTCAAAGGATCCAACTTCCGATGTCTATTCGGTAGAGGTTGGTACTACTGATCAAACCTTCAACTTTATCTTCAAGTCTGAGAATCTTCGTCTTCTTCCTGACACCTATCAGGTTGAAATTGCAAAGGTCGGTATCTCGAGGTTTACCTCTAAGGATGTCGAATACTTTATTGCTATCGAGGCGAATAGCAAGTTCGGCGCGTAAGCTGCTGATACTGATCTAGACTTAACCGCCCCAGTCAGATCAGGGAGCGTCAGTGGTACTGCAGAAACCCGCTGACGCTCCATTTTTGTTTATGGAATATACAATGAACGATAAAGTGATAATGGATGCACTCATGGAGATCGCATCCTACCAACGTGGTGGTGTCATAAAGATGGGCACACCCGAATATGATCGTGATGCTATGATCGGCACTGCACGTGAAGCTCTACGGCTAACTGGACATCGTTATATGAATAACGGTTGGGTCCTTATTGATATGAAGAAAGATTCGTAATGATTGATACTGATTTCCTGTGGACTGAGCGTTTCCGTCCGCGTACTGTCGATGAAGCTATCCTCCCGCCGGAGTTGAAGGCAACCTTCCAGCAGTTCGTAGACAATGGCAACATCCCAAACCTCATTCTGAGTGGTAAAGCGGGCACCGGCAAAACTACTATTGCGCGGGCCATGCTAGAACAGTTGGAATGTGACTATATAGTTATTAACGGATCGATGAATGGTAACATTGATACGTTGCGTAACGAGATCCTTAACTTTGCTTCTTCTGTATCCCTGCAAGGGGGTCGGAAGTACGTCATCTTGGACGAGGCAGATTACCTAAACGCTAATTCGACCCAGCCAGCTCTTCGCAACTTCATGGAAGAGTTTTCACGTAACTGCGGTTTCATCCTCACGTGCAATTTCGTGAATCGACTCATCGAGCCTCTGCATTCCAGGTGTTCGGTTATCGATTTCAAGATCGAAAAGAAGATGATGCCGAAGCTTGCCATGGAATTCATGAAGCGCGTCAAGACTATTCTTGACCAAGAGCGGATTGAATACCAAGATGGTGTTATTGCTGAAGTTATCACTAAGTATTTTCCTGACTGGCGTCGTGTCCTTAACGAGCTCCAGCGTTACTCCGCTACTGGTCGGATCGATTCTGGGATTCTCGCCGATCTTAAAGAAGTATCTGTAAAGCAGCTCGTCGGCTTCATGAAAGAGAAGGACTTCACCAGTGTCCGTAAGTGGGTTGGCGAGAACTCCGATGGTGACCAGGTTGCCGTCTTCCGTACCTTCTATGATACTGCATCGACTTATCTGACTAAGGGTTCTATCCCTCAGCTCGTCATTATCCTCGGTAAGTATCAATACCAAGCTGCGTTCGTAGCCGATCCAGAGATCAATCTTGCTGCTTGCATGGTTGAGATCATGGTCGAGTGTGAGTTCGTCTAATGGCTACTGTCGGAACCATTATCTTCTGTCTTATCGGCGCGGTCTCGTTGTTCATAGTATGGGCCATCTGCGAGAGTGATGGATCTAGCCAGGAGGGGTGCATGGGTATTCTAGCAGGGCTTCTAGGGATTCTAGTGTCCCTTCTAGGACTATATGCATGTGGTACCCTAGAGTCAGTATTGAAAGCAGTGTTTGCGTAATGGCAGTTAACCCGTTTGATTACCTCAATGCCATCAACGGTGGCAAGAACATCATAGCTGAAGCGGATGATCCAACTCAAGTTGAGAAGGACTATCCAGCGTTCATGGTCAACCGTGGTCTATCGTACTTTCCAGATACGATCATGTATGCCAATGAAATGAATGGCTTAGCACACGTCGATAAGCTCCTTCAATTTGACTATCTGATAAATAGTATCAGGCCTAGGAAGCGTTTCAGCAAATGGGCTAAGAGACGGGAAGATAGTGATCTTGACGTAGTGGTTGAGTATTTTGGTTATGGATACAAAAAGGCACAACAAGCTCTCTCTGTTCTTTCCACCCCTCAAATCGATCAAATTAAGCAGTTGCTTAACAAGGGTGGGAAACCATGAGTTTAGTAGAAACATTCGTAGAAGTGCGACTTAAGGAAGACGAAGATTTCCTTAAGATCAAAGAGACACTTACACGAATCGGCGTAGCTTCGCGCAAAGAAAAGAAGCTTTATCAGTCTTGCCACATTCTGCACAAGCAGGGCAAGTACTATATCGTCCACTTCAAGGAGCTCTTCGCTCTTGATGGTAAACCTAACGACTTTACTAATGAAGATCAGGGGCGTCGTAACGCTATTGCATTCCTACTTCAGGAGTGGGGACTCGTCAAGGTGGTCAATCCTGATACGTTTGAAGATAACCGCGCATCACTAAGTCAGATCAAGATCCTTCCGTTCAAGGACAAGAACGCTTGGGAACTCGTCACTAAGTATTCGATTGGTCGAAAGAAAGTATAATATGTCTATTGGTTATGAAGGACTCGGCGACCTCGGTGGTCCTCGAGTAGTTGACAATGGTATGTTTGGTAGTACAGTTCCGCCAAGCACTAATCCATCTTACGAGATGTCTTACGGCGAGCCTGTTAAAGAACAGCTCTACATCATCGTTGAGAAGGTACCAGAGGGTGGACACACTCAGTTCATGCGTACTAAGGTCGACACTGTGCTCGGCCGCCAAAAGCTGAACGAGTATCTGCTTACTGCCACAGGACGTCTAAAGAACCTGAAGGTCTATGAAGCGACTGAACTATCAGTCAACTTTGAGCTCCAACTAAAGAAGATCTAATGCTAACCGCTACAGTAGAACTGTGGCCATACGGTGATCAGTCTCTCGCAAAGAGGCTGGTCACTATTGCTGTGGCCAATGTCGGACTAGATCCGGCGTCTTCCGAATATAATTACGTGTGGACTATTGACGAGCCTAAACCACTCTACAATGATCCTATCAGTGCTCAGGGTTTGTTGGTTGGTTACGACCGTAGGGCTTCGTGTGTAGCGATACTAGCTGCAGTATTGAAGTCTTATGAGGAGGACGGCAACTATGAATTTTCGTCTCAATACTACAAAGATATCTGCGAAAGAATAAGACTTAAGACGAAACCATAAAAGTCCTTGACATTTCCTGAGTACTAGTGTATAAGAGTTATACAAAGAAAACAACATAATAGTACTAAGGCGGCGCTAGTGGATTACATCGTTGAAGTTAAAGACGTGTTTAAGAACGTGTATCTAGTCTATGAGACATTCGATAATGCTAATACAGCATATCACTACAAGCGTATGTTGGATGACCAATACGCAGATGTAGATCCACAGCAAATCGTTATTAAGCTAATTGAACCGGAGTGAATATGAGTTTTGAATGGAAGTTGCCGCTTGTGGATAACAAGGGCAGGAATATCGTGACTATCAAGCAGTCCGGTAATAAAGCTGAGTATACGGATGCTACATACGAGGACGGCAAGACTGAAACCTTCTGGACTGAAAACGGTCATAGGTATCGCAGCGATGCTATGTTCTACAACGACCCAGAATATGATCGCTGGGTAGAACCAGCCCCGCAGCCAGAGCCCACTGATGAGGAAGTCGCTGCTAAATATCGCGCGGCGGCTAAGATCTCTATTGGACTTGTACGCCAGCTCGAAGAGCGTGGCTTTAAGTTTATGCATGTCGAGTATGGACAAGTCACTTTCGCTAATCTGGATAAGCTCGAAATCGTAAAGGAAATTAAGCTTTGAGTAAATTTGAATGGAAGTTGCCGCTTGAAGATAGCAACGGCAAGAAGGTTAAGAGTTTCGCAGTTAATTCTACACTCGGTCCTCGATATACAGGGGTGAAATTTGAAGATGGTTCAACTCGGACCTTCTGGACCAGCAATGGACGTACTTATCTAGAAGAGTCTAGTGGGCATGGCGGCGAGTTCGATGTCTTCCTACGCAAGCCCGAGTATGTCCCTACCGACGAAGAGGTCGCAGCTAAGTATCGCGAGACGATCAAGATCGCTAAGGGCTTCTACGATATGCTGATTGAGCGCGGCTTTAAGGTCGTGGATCCGTTCAGTGGTGATGAGCTCTTCGAGCTCGAGAATGTAGCTATCGTAAAGGAAATTCGTCTGTGAGTAAATTTGAATGGGTTCTCCCGCTAGAGAACAACAAGGGCA